ACTTACTATCCTTGGATTCTTGTAAGAGATACTGTTAACAATACACAACTTTACATCCCACCAACAGGTGAGGTTTGTAGAAACTTAGCATTGACTGATAACATTGCATTCCCTTGGTTCGCATCAGCGGGTTACACAAGAGGTCTTGTAAATTCAATCAAAGCGAGAATTAAACTAACTCAAGAAAACAGAGATACTTTATACAAAGGTAGAATTAATCCTATCGCAACTTTCTCTGATGTCGGAACAGTAATATGGGGTAACAAAACGTTACAACAAGCTGACTCAGCATTAGACAGATTGAATGTAAGAAGACTTTTACTTCAAGCTCGTAAATTGATTTCAGCAGTAGCAGTAAGATTATTGTTCGAACAAAACGACGAGATTGTAAGACAACAATTCTTAGATAGTGTTAACCCAATCCTTGACTCTATTAGAAGAGACAGAGGTATCTACGACTTCCGTGTGACAGTTTCATCTTCACCTGAAGATCTTGATAGAAATACACTAACAGGAAAGATTTATCTTAAACCAACGAAAGCTCTTGAATTCATCGATATTGAATTCTTAATCACACCAGCGGGGGCAACGTTTGAAAATATCTAAAATTAATTGGGGGGACTAGTTCCCCCCTTTAGCCAATTATGAAGAAAGAATTTAAAGAAGGGTTTGATTCCAAAGGTTCTCCAGATATGAAATATTACGCGTTCGATTGGGACGATAATATTGTTCATATGCCGACTGAAATTGTTTTAAAAGATGATGAGGGTGAGGAGGTTGGTATGTCGACTGCTGATTTTGCGGAGTATAGAACAAAGGTTGGAAAGGGTGATTTTGATTATGACGGACACACTATTGTGGGGTTTGCAGAAAATCCTTTTAGAAACTTCAGAACTGAGGGGGACAAACAATTTATAATTGATGCGATGAAGGCTAAAGTGGGACCTGCATTTGACGACTTTAAAGAGGCGATTAATAACGGATCGATTTTTTCTATTATCACTGCGAGAGGACACAATCCTAACACATTAAAACAAGCGGTTTACAATTACATAATTAATGATTTCAATGGTATCAGTAAGGAAGAGTTAGTGAAGAACCTAAGAAAGTATCGTTCGTTTGTGGGTGAAGAAGAAATGACGGACAATGAATTAATAAAAACGTATTTGGAACTCAACAAATATCATCCTGTTTCTTTTGGAGACGAGGGTGGTGCGACCAATCCTGAAGAAGCTAAAGTTACTGCGATGGAAGGATTTGTTGACTACATAAAAGGACTAGCGGCATTATTTAATAAAAGAGCATTCTTAAAAAAGGATATTGCTAATAAATTTACTCCTACAATTGGCTTTTCAGATGATGATATAAGAAATGTAGAAGTAATGAAGAAAAGGTTTGATAAAGATCCAGATAATATAGTTAAAACTTATTATACTGGTACTGGAAAGAAATCTAGAATGAAATAATGAATACTTTTTTTTGACGATAAAGTAAAGAGAAAAAAATTATTCGAGATATATTTATACTTATAAACACAAAAAGAAAAAACTAATATACTATGGCTGACTTACTGATGAAAATGCCTATACCTTACGAACCGAAACGTCAGAATCGATTCATTTTGAGATTTCCTTCGACATTGGGTATTAATGAGTGGTTTGTGGAGTCTGCAGCAAGACCTCACATAACAATCGGAGCTACAGAGATTCAATTTTTGAATACCTCTACTTACGTTGCTGGTAGATTTAACTGGCAACCAATAAACGTTACATTCCGTGATCCAATCGGACCGTCAGCGGCTCAAGCTCTTATGGAGTGGGTACGTCTACATGCAGAATCTGTTACAGGTCGTATGGGATATGCTGCGGGTTACAAAAAAGATATCGATCTTGAAATGTTGGATCCAACAGGAGTGGTTGTTGAGAAATGGATTCTTTACGGAACTTTCTTAACAGACGTTAACTTCAACGCTTTATCGTATTCACAAGACGCTTTAGCGAATATCACAACTACTTTGAGAATGGACAGATGTGTTCTTATTTATTAATTCTTTATAAAAAGTAAAGTCAGTTTATATTTAACCGTGAGGACAAAACCTCACGGTTTTTTTTATGGATAATCAAACAGCGCAATACGCACAACAAAACATATCACTACCTCATGACGTGGTACCTTTACCATCTGGTGGTGTATTTTACAAAAATAAAAAATCTTCAGTTAAAGTAGGGTATCTTACCGCCAATGATGAAAATATCTTAATGGGTGGAGCAGATGACTTAACTATGGCACTAGTTCGTGCTAAGTTATTTGAACCTGACATTAAACCTGAAGAACTTTTGGAAGGGGATATTGAAGCGATTCTAATCTTTTTAAGAAATACTGCATTTGGACCCGAGATGACCATCAACGCTACGGACCCTAAAACAAATAAATCATTCCAACCAACTGTCTTGTTAGATGAGTTGAATATAAAAAAAGGAGCTCAACCAAATGAAGAGGGTTTATTTGAAACAGTATTACCTGTATCAAACGCAACAGTTAAGTTGAAGCCATTAACTTTCGGTGATTTAGCTGATCTTAGAAACATGGCGGCTAAGTATCCTGCAGGAAGACCTGCACCAAGAGCAACTTGGAGACTTGAAAAACAAATTGTGGAATATAATGGAACAAGAGACAAAGGTGAAATTGCTCAAGTAATCAACACAATGATGATTAGAGATTCTAAACACATAAGAAAATTTTTGGATGACAACGAGCCAAAATTAGACATGGAAAGAGTTGTAATCACCCCATCAGGAGATAGACTAACTGTTAACGTTGGTTTTGGGGTAGACTTTTTTCGTCCTTTCTTCTGATTATAGAAAAATACAAACTGAAGAATTTTATTATTTAAGTTCTTTACTACACATATCATATCAAGATTTTCTTATAATGCCGGTCTTTATTAGAAAGTTTTTACTTGAAAAGTGGATAGAAGAAAATAACAAAGGGACCTAAAATTGGTCCCTTATCTATTTATATTAAAACCTATAGATGCAAGATTTTAATGAAAGGCCCAAAATAGGAACTACAGAAGAAGAACTGAAGAGGGGTTTAAATTTAGGTACTGAGCTAAGAATGGACCTTGAGCAAATAAATGCTCTTGCCAGTCAGTTAAATAAAACCTTTGGACAGACTCGTGAAAGAATCGGGGAAATGGAGGGGACATTAAGAAGTGTTGAACCCTACTTCAACAGTTTAGGAGCAACAGCTAATGACGCCGCTAAAATTATCGACGAAGTTTCTAGGAACTCAAGAAAAAATGTTATTGCGTCTTCTGACTCGTTAAAAGAATTATTAGAGACAGCTAAAGTTTTAGGACAATCTCCTGAACAATTCATTGGAAAATTGACTGATGTAGGAATCCAATTCGGACAAGTACAAGAAAATTTAGAAGGGTCGGTAAATTATGTCAGAAGTATTGGGATGAATACCCAACAAATCATGGAAGATGTTGTTGACAACTCAAAAATGATGAATCAATACAATTTTGAGGGGGGTGTTTTGGGTCTTACTAAAATGGCTGCTCAATCGGCTATGTTAAGGGTTAATATGACAGCAACTTCGGGTCTTGCTGAAAAAGTATTTGATCCTGAAGGAGCTATCGAGGTTGCATCTGCAATGCAAAGATTAGGTGTTAGTATGGGAACATTGTCTGATCCATTTGCATTATTGGATGCATCTATTAATGATCCTGCGGGATTACAAAAATCAATCGCCGATGTTGCTGCAAGGTTTACAATCTTTGATGAAAAAAGTAAGTCATTTAAAATAGATCCAGGTGGAATAAGACAATTAAAAGAAATTTCCAAAGCAACAGGGGTTGCTTATGATGATTTAACTAAGATGGGATTAGCGGCCGCTAACTCTGGTGAGATTATGAAACAACTTTCTTTTGCCGGTAGTTTAAGTGAAGATGATAAAATGTATGTTGCTAGTCTTTCTCAAATGGGTGACGGTGGTGAGTATGAAATTAAAGTTAAAAATGAAGAAGGAAAAGAAGAATTTAGAAAATTAAGCGATCTTAGTGAAAAACAATTAAAGGAAACTATTGAGGCGTCAAAGAGTGCTCCTAAATCTATGGAGGATATCGCAAGAGCTCAACTTAGTGCTGGTGAAATAGCAGCGAATAACCTCGCAGCTATTAGACAAAATATGGTTGGTGGAATTGCAGATACTAGAGGTATTAGAGAATTACCTGAATTGACACGAGGTTTAACAGAAACCGTGGCAAATGCTCTAAGGAAAACACTACCCCAAAAAGATCAAGTGACAGGAGTTACTGATGACATTGCAAATAAATTCGGTTCAAATCTTGTTGATGTTTTACAAGGTAAGAAAAGTTTTGAAGATGTTGGAAAAGATATTGTTGCAGGTCTGAAGGACAAAGGGATTCAGGCAGGTGATTATATGAATAAATTACCTCAAGAACTGATGAAAAACCTTCAAGAACAAGTGAGTGGTGGTAACTTGGGTAATACTGAGATTGGTAAAAAAATCTTAGAAAGTTTAAAAACAGCCAATACAGATAAGAAAATAAACCCAATATCTAATGTCTCTCAAATAGGAAAACAAATTAGTGCAACAAAGACTGCAAACATTAACCAAAATATAAAACATGATGGTACAATTAACATTAAGGTCGATGTTTCAGGATCACCTGACGACCCTGAGTTTGCTAAAAAATTAGATAAAGTATTTAAGTCGGCAGAATTCCAACAGTATCTTTATAAAGCGGTGACAGACCAAGCTCAAACATCAAACGGGAAAACAATATCCCTCAAGGTTGCGAAATAAAAAATACCCCTCAACCTATTTATAGAAAAAACATTTAATGCCTAGTCCACTAGATTTCGGAAGTACAGAAGCGTTTAGGAAAAAGTTGTTCACAAGAAATTTGAAGCCATATTCTTTGGCTCCATATGTGGACCCGAATCAGATCGCCTATCAGACAGTACTTACAGATTCTGCGGTTGTTAATGCACAACCTGATCCTTTTGAATACGGTATTGCTGTTTTTAACGATAGAGCGTCTAGATTTAATGTTTATGCTCCCGACACACCTTTCCAATACAACACACAAACGGTTATTAAAGAATCTCAGTTTGAACCATATCCAAACTTCGACGCATCCTTTTATGAACCCGTTGATATTTTATACAAGCCAGATCCATTAGGTAGTAATGGATTATTAAGTTCAGATTCCTTTATTGCAAAATTAGGTGCGGTACAATTAAAAAAAGCTTTTGAGGATAGAATTGCCACAGAGATATATCAAAGAACACAAGCCAGAATTAATGCGTTTGGTGCGAATAGTGGTAGTAATTTATTTGGTGTTCTTACTAATAGAATACCTTTAATTGAACCAAATTATCAAATTACAGTTCCTGGAAATCCAGTTATCGCTGCTGTTGATTTGGCAACGAGACTATCAGGATCTTATTTTCCTGTTTCTCCAATCCCTGGTTCATATTGGGATACTGAAATTAGATTGGGACAACCAACAACAATTCAACAAATTAAAAATGCTTTCAATTTTGTAACAGAAAGTGGTGTTGGTAAGTTCTTTGCTAGATTATTAGGAGCGGATTCAGGGTCTCAAAAGTTTTTAAGTAATACAGGATCAGGTCAGAGAAGTGTTTTATTCAAGAACATTGATTATAACAAATTCAAACCAGATTATGATAGAAATTTTGTTGATAGATTAGGAGGAGCTCTTGTTGGTGGTACTGCGAATAGTAGTGATTTTTATGTTGGTTCTAAGTCTTCTGACCCGGGAATGATATTTTCTCCAATAGGGGATATTCCAACCGATGAATTTGGTAGATCAGTTCAATCACCTGTATACGGACCATCTGAGTTGGCACAACTTTATGAAGGGGTTGAACAAAGTCCTGGTTTTGGTGCTAATGGAGTTCCGTATGTAGACGGAGGAGGTATTGAAGGAGGATTCACATGGGTGTCTCCAAAATATAAACTTAATGCGGGTAGATATGTTGGACCAGGCGGTAAAGAAATGGGAGAAGATCCCGACTTTTCTCCTTCAACATATAATGATGCTCAATCTACAAATTATAAGTTTAGAACAGGGTCGATACTTGATGACACACAAAGATTGGTTGATAGTCAACCAGCAGGTAAAAAAAGATTTGAACACGTTGGTAATGCGATAGATCAAGTTAGTAAAATTTTCAGTGACGGATATACCGAGATGACTAAAGGCTCGAGAGTTATATCATATGTTGGACCTATTGGAAATGAAGTAGGTGCTGAGTACTGTCGAGTTTTTACCAAAGACACGCCTTACTTACAATTCAATGACCTTCAGAAGACAGACGGTATGACTACAGAGGGAAGAAAGTTCTCATACTCTGTGATGGACAAGACATACAATTTAAACATAGCTCCAAATAGAAGAAACGGAGGTCAAGATTCTTCAAATTTAATTGGTACTGGTAACAATGCATATGCTAAAAAATATATGTTCTCTATTGAGAACTTAGCTTGGAGAACATCAAAAATGTTTGAAGATTTAGCTGATTGTGAGAAAGGACCAAATGGTGGTAGAGTCATGTGGTTTCCTCCATATGGATTGACGGTAAATGAATCTGTAAGTACTGGTTGGAATACTTCAGAATTTTTGGGAAGACCAGAGCCGATCTATACATATAAATCAACATCGAGGTCGGGAACATTAACATGGAAGATAATTGTTGATCACCCTTCTGTGTTAAATTTAATTGTTAATAAAGTATTAAAGGATCAAACAAGAAAAAATGAGATTGATGGTATAATCAATTCATTCTTTGCGGGATGTAGAAAATATGATTTGTATGAGTTAGCAAAGAAGTATGCCACCATTGAGAGATCTGATTTGTATGAGATACAAAGAATGTTAACAAATCCCGCGGTTACCAAAGAGGAAATAATTGAAGCTAATAACCAAATTAACGTTGGTATACCTTCAGTAGGAGGTAATACAACTAACCAACCAAATAATGACAAAACACCTGAACCATTCAATTGGACACAATATTATAACTACGGTTATTATTTTGAAAATGATGTTCCTAAGGGGAGTGATGTAAATTACGGAGCCTTGTATGACATTTATACGAGCCCATCAAATCAAGAAAAATATGCTAAAGAAGCTACGGCACCGGAATTAAAACCCGATCCCCAAGCTAAAACACAAGTT